ACAAAGGTAGACCAAAACTACAGATTTTTAATACTTGTCCAAACTTAATAAGAGAACTTCAAGGTATTCCGTTGTCTAAGACTAATCCTGAAGATGTAGATACTCATGCTTCAGATCATGCTTATGATGCTTTAAGATATTTAATTATGAGTAGACCAAGAATGGTAAATCCTTTAGAAAGGATAAGAAATATGAAAAGAGAAATGTATAAACCATCAGATAGTGAGTTTGGATATTAAGGAGAAACAATGGCTATTATGAATCAAAATGCTAGGCGAGTTATCAGAGTAACGCCTACTGTTACAGGAGTTCAATATTCAAACAATGATATATTATTTGATACAACTGAAGTACCTCTGGCGGTTGGAGCAAAAGGAGAATGTTCTAAACTGGTATCTGCTATGATTTCATCTAAATCTAATTCACTTTTTGATATTGAATTATTTTTCTGTACTGTTAATCAATCTGTTGGTACTGTAAATGCTGCGAGAAGCGTATCTGATTCTGATTGGGCTACTGCAAAAGTTTTAGGAAGACTAACACTTGATAGTTCAGCAGATAACTATAATTATGGTAATGGCAGGGTTCATAATTTTGACAGGCAAAGTGAAACTTATTCAACAACTGACCAATGGAAATCAAGGTTTCCTGTTTTGCTACAGGCGGCTGCTGGCAGTACAAGTGTATATACCTTTGCTTTTGTTACTGGTACAGATGTAACCCCTGAACTTTCAGTTGGTGATTTAGAGTTAATACTTGGCGTAGAGTATTGATGTCTATGGACTTTGGATATTAATATGGCAAAAGGGTATGGAATACGATACACTGATAGTGTAGAATCATTGAATTTAAATAAAGGATTATTTAGATCTACTGTACCTTCAAATACAAGATCTTTAAAAAAACAAAAGATTACTGTAACAGCTTCTGCTAGACCTCCTTCTTATGGACGAGTTTCAGTAAGAACAATTTCTGTATAAGGATTTATAATGGCTGAACAAGATAATACATTCTTAAATGCTGATAATATTTATACAGATGTTGAAGGTGAAGTAGGTAAAAATTTAAATTTAAAAGATAACCAAAGAGTTAATCTTGTTGGTATTATTAATTCTAGGTTTGCTGCTTCTGAAGAATCTAGAAAAATGGCTGAAAAAAGATGGTTATCATCTTATTCAAACTACAGAGGTCTTTATAGTAAATCCGTCAGATTTAGAGATTCTGAAAAATCAAGGATCTTTGTAAAGATTACAAAAACAAAAGTCTTAGCTGCTTTTGGTCAGCTAGTAGACGTTATCTTTGGAACAGGAGCTTTTCCTATAGGGATAAGTGAAACTAAAGTTCCTGAAGGAGAAAAAGAAGATGCTCATCTAGATACTCAAAATCCAAATCCTACCTTAGAATCTCCAGATAATATTGGAAATAGATTAGAAGATGAAGAAATTGATCCATATGATGTAGGTTATGAGGGTGACGGAAGAATTTTAGCGGCTGGAGTAACTGTAGGACGAGGAGAGACTTCTGATACAGTTGAAGAAATGGCTGAAGAAGCTGGCTTCCTTTCTGAAGGATTAAGCCCCAACCCACAAGCTTTCGAAATTTCTCCATCACAAAAAGCTGCTAGGAGAATGGAAAAATTAATTCATGATCAAATAGAAGAATCTAAAGGTTCTTCTGAAATAAGAAATTCTCTTTTAGAATCTGCATTACTTGGTACAGGTATTATAAAAGGCCCATTTAATTTTAATAAAAAATTGAATAAGTGGGAATCTGGAGAAGAAGGAAATAGAGTTTATAGTCCTTTAGAAGTTAGAGTTCCTCGTATTGAGTTTGTAAGTTGTTGGGATTTTTATCCTGATCCACAGGCTACGAATATAGATGAGTGTGAATATATAATTCATCGTCATAAAATGAATCGTAGTCAGCTAC